GTCCTCCTTTTAAATAACACGATAAACTCACACTTTTATTGTAATACTATTATTAATTATTATATATGTATTGTATTTATTAATTGTTATTAAATATATCAGTATTGTTATGTAATCTTTATAATATATCCAAACCAAAGGTTCTCCTGTTATCGCATGTTTACCTACCGACTTTTTTCTTATTTTACAACATTGACCGATAGACGAAGGAGAAATTTTATAAAATTCCGAACCTTCTTTAGCCGTATCAAATATTTTACCAGTTGTAATACATATGACCGACATTGCTCTTGGATTATTTTTACCTATGAATTTCCCTTTATTAGATTTACTTATTTTTTCCCTTGTTTCTATTGTATGTATTTGTCCTTTTTTAGATTCACTTATTTTCTTTTTAGTCTCATCTGAAAAAGCCCTACCTTTTAAAGCTTTACTAATCTTTTGTTTCCACTCTTTTGGCAAATGCTTGTTGTACATATTATGTTTTTCACCTTTTTTGGATATACTCATTCTCATTTTAGTCTCTTCTGATAGGTGCTTGCCAAACATATGATGATTTTCACCCCTTACCTTCAATTTGGTCTCTTTACTCATTTTTCTACCTTTGTTAGATTTACTAATCTTTTGTTTAGTCTCTTCTGATAAATGTTTACCAAACATAGGATGATTTTTTCCACTCATTTGAGGAAGTTGCATACCTTTATTCCATGGAATAATATACTCATGCGATTTTGTTTCTTTAATTTTATTCTTCCATATTTCCATTTCTTCTTCTGTCTTATTAATAAATGGATTTCCACAACTTCCTCCTTGTGCTAAATTAAAACCATATTGCTTATTTAAAGCATTATAATAATTTATCCAATAACACTCTTTATAATTTATCAGCGTTTGGTTACTTTCATGAGGTAATATCTCTATTATTTCATGTGTAAAATCCAACGATCCATATTTATTCCATGCTTTTTGTAAATAATCATTATCATGTTTATTATTATTTAATTTACTTCTATGGTTACTCCATCTGCGTTTAATGTCAATACTTTGTCCAATATAAACCTTATCATTATCAATACAAGTAATTTTATATATTCCACATATTTTTTTCACTTTATTTAATCCCCCATGGAAAAATTGTTGTTTATATTTTTATTAATTATTTTTAAAATCTATTTTTCTGAACCTAGCCTATACCCTCATTCCTTAGCCCTAATTTTGCTTTAAAATCCGAGTTTTAACAGGTTGTTGGTTATTTATATGTTTTTTATTATTTTAGAATGAATTTATTATTTTAGAATGAATTTATTAAATTTACATTCAGGATGTCTTAAAGCAAACTCTTTGCATTCTTCTTTATTCTTTGGATCAGTAAACGAGTCAACCAAAAATTGTTTCTTTTCTTTATCTGATAGATTATTATATTTATTTAACATTCTACCAAAATCTTTTATCCCAATTGCTGCTGCTTCGCCAGAAACTTTTGTATCATTGAATACATTTGATACCAAACCATCTAATTCATGAAATTCCATAATTATTCATCTCCTTTATTATTTATTAGTCTTCATCATTATATATTTCAAAGGGTTCGTCTATTTTATCTCTTGGTTTCAACTCATAATCAGTTAAAATATCATAAAAACACTTCCATATTTTATAACCATGTGTACTTTTACACACCTTAAATTCATCAAAACTATTACTATCACTAAATTCTTTAAATTTATCAACAACGTCTCCGAAACCATAATCTTTTGTATATTGTATAATACCTACATAATGACCATTGTCAAACATGTTACACTCTGATATTTTAAACTCATGATCTTTTACTATATACAAATCGAATAGAACAGATTTCACTTCCTCTTCGTTGTTAGCAATAACATATGAGCCACAACTTTTTTCATAATATACTTTCATTTTCATATCCCCTTTATTATTAATTATTTCAGAATAAACTCTTTATTTGATGGTATAATATTAGTGCTTTATTATAAATGAATGGGTTACTTCACCTCTATTCCATTTTGGTATCACATACATTCCATCCATACAACCCTCATCATAATAATCTCCCCATTCTTCCACCGTCTCAGCTCCACACTTCTCACATACAACTTGTTCCGTATCATATGTGGTTTTTAAAATTCCTTTTCCTCCACATTTAGGACATGCTTTTATATCCATTTTATCAACTCCATTGGTTTATAATTTTCTGCCACACATAGGACAAAATTTAATTTCTTTAGTTATTGTATACATATTAGCCTCATGTCCTTTAATTGGTACATTCCAAGTATCAACCGTTAAAAGACTTGTATTACAAGGATTTAATTTTATGTTTGATATAGTACCATCATTGAATTTTTGTTGTGCAACATTAATTGTTTCACCATATGGTGTTGTATTGCAGTAATAACATTCCTTTTCTTCTGGAATACTCTCTAAAATTTGATGAATCTCTAATAGTCTTTTTCTATTAAGATTCCTTATTTCTAATAGTTCATCATCTGTTTTATTAATTAATTCATCCAAAGTATTTATTCCACCTCTTTTTATTGCATTATATGTAGGCACGCTGAAATCCAATTCTTCTATTGTCATATTATTATCCCCTTTCCTTTTAAATTATCTAAACACTCTTGTAAATAATCTTTATCGTGTTCAAAATATACTTCCTTTTCATTTAAATAATGTTGGATTAATTTTGTGTTAGCTATGTAACCATCAGATCGTTTACCTCTGTAATTAGGATTTCTCCATTCAATAGATACTTTATATCCTCTATGTTCCATTTCATTCATGATATAAGTATGATAAACGAACAATGCTTCCATAGGATAATCAAATACATAATTAACAGTTACGTGTTTCTTTCCCCAACCTAGACCATATAGTGCAGCAACTTCACGATGCTCACCTAATAATTGTTGTCTTGGTAATTTTGATATTAAAGCTTGATGCCATAGTCTCATATAAATTACTCCTTCCATATCAATTAACTAACTTAATTACCTACCACGATGAGGACAGAATCTTATTCATTTAGTTCTTCCTTTAAAATACCCACGTATCCATAGGTATCATATTCATTATTGTAAGTAAAACTTTCTTTAAAATCATTACTCACTTGTTCTACCCAACTTAACAATGATATTTGCTCTCTTAGTTCATTAATCTTTTCTTTTGCTTCTTTTTTCTTCGTTGTGATTAAACGTATTTTTGGTACTGCCATATATTCTCTAGGCTTATCAGTACAAAATTCTCCTTGAAAAACGATATATAATTTCATCTCACTATCTCTCCTTATCTAATTTCTTTTTACATTCTAAGCTAACTTCACAATCAATTACAAACCTCTCGCATCTAATTATAATGTACCCTTACCTTTTTTATCTTTGATATATTGATAAATATCTTTTAAACCTTTTAGTAGCTGATCTTCTGTAACTTCATCATATTTTTCTATTAACTCCTGTATAGAGTCTTGTACAATACCCAATGTCAAACCATCCTTTTTACCATTTTCCATGTTTAATATCTCCTTTCATATTTAACTTCTACATTTAGTATACATCTTAAATTAATATTTGTAAAGATATTTATTAATTATTTCTTAAATAAACAAAAGTTCAATTAAAACACGAATTTTATAAGGTTTTTGCGAATCCGTTCGGCTTATAGACCCATTTCTAGAATGTCGGATTTGCAATTTGTGAATTATTATTTAAATATATATTGATTCTAGGATTGATAATGTCATCTATGTATTCTTTATCTGTTTCACATGCTATATAACTTCTTTTATGTTCTATACATTTAACTATCTCACTACCTGAACCCGCAAATGGTATAAATACTATATCGCCTTCGTTACTACTTGCTTTTATTATTCTTTCTGTAATATCTGAAGGCTTTTGTGTCTTATGTCCATATCTTACTTTATCGGGTATAAAACTCCATACATCAGTTATTCCAGTCGGTAAGTTAAAGGTAAATCTTTCTTTATTATATTTTTCAACTAATTGAGTATAATCACCAGAATCTATATTAAGTAACGTACAAATAAGTTTCCAGTCATCTTCTATGGGTAAATTTTTACCTTTAATTATATTTGAACACCAACCAGTTGTATTTCCATTTTTAGATTTTTTTAATTTTCTAAAATCCATTTCTTTTAATTTTAACTCTTTCATCTTTGTTTCCATTATTCTACTAAATGGAGTATTAAAATAGTTTGATTGCTTTACATAATATAATAGATATTCACTAGCAGTAGGAAACATTCTTAACTTATCACTTGTCCTACCTGCAATAGCTCTTAACCCTTTACTAAGCGTTATATTTTGTCTGAAATACAATTGTTTATCAAATATTAGTACCTTTTGTTTAGATAGAATGTCAAAATTTCCATAACAGTAGAATACTCCTGTAGGTTTTAATATTCTCACGCATTCATCGAACCATTGTTGACACCATTGCAAATAATCCTCTTCAGTTTTCCATTGCTTATCCCATTTTTCATTAATAGTTTTGTAATATGGTGGATCGGCAATTATTAAATCTATCGATTCAT